TTTTCATGATGTTGCTCCTGTTTACCTGTTTTCGGAAAGGCCCTTTGCCTCAACCGTGAAACCATTATGCCAGACTTAATAAGAGATTACAAGCCCTTTTGATGATTAATTTTGACTATTTCCATTTAGAGGAGATGCTTGCCAGCGTCAGCCGGTATCGGCTTGCAGGAAGATAACAGCGGTTAATAACGCCAGCAGGCACCCCCTTCAAATAGACCTGCTTTTGTTAATCCAGAGCAGGAACTGGTGGGCACAGACTAAGGTGAAAAGAGGGGACCAAACCCCCTAGCCTGCACAACAGCGTTATTGTTGCCGTTGTCCATTATGTAACCCTTACGCTGTGAAGTCTTTAAACATGGCAGCCAGCTGTTTGGCAGTACAGTCACCAACTTTAACCAATGATGCCGCGCCGTGCTTGGCCATAATCTCTCGGGCTTCGTCACGACCTACTTCTTTAGCGTAAGCTTTGGCGGCGGTTTTGACTGAGTCGGCTGTCACTTCGCTAGTGTCCTCGTCGTCATCACCTAAGCCGTCGTCCTCTTCCTCCTCTTCGGCTGCCTCAGTGGGGCCAGCTTCTAGGGTGGCTACTACTGCGGGGTAGTCTGTAACAGCGCTCACCATAGCGCCTAGCGGCTTAGCGCTGTCTGCACCGGCTGCTACAAGCGTGGCTTTGGTAAACTCTTCACCGTGCTCGGCTTTAGCTGCTTTAACCGCCGTCTTAAACTGGGCGAGGCTCATTCCTTCCTCTTCAGGTGGTGCTGCTTTGGCTGGCGCTGCTTTGGCCGGTGCTGCTTTGGCCGGCTCAGATGCCGTGTACCTGTCTCCAAGCACTAGGCTGTTAATCTTGTCGATGAGCTCCGCATTCTCTGGCGTCATATTGATTTGATAATTTACATAGTTCATACGTCTTCCCTTTATAAAGTGATTGGCTGCTGCACTGGCTGAACTGTTTAAGTTACCCGGCCAGTGCAAAACAGTATACATACAATGGCAGGCTATACAACAGTTTTTTACTCGTTGTATTGCCTGTTTATTTGCCCCATACTTTAGCACCTTTGCAAGCACACCAACAGGAGCAGCATGAATGATAAAACTAAGCATAACACTAACCCTTGACGAGCTTGAGCGTATACACCGGCAAAGCTTAAGAACGCTGATATCTACCGCTGGCAATCCTACTCATTTGGCCAGGATGTTAGGCGTACCTGTTAGTACGGTTCACGGATGGTCACGTAGAGGCAGAATAAGCAAAGAAGGGGCAAAGCTAGTTGAGCAATGCCCCTACTTAGATTTTACTTTTGAAAACCTTCGCCCTGAATCTACCTTATAATAGGAAGGCCCATGATTGTAGATATAGACCAGCTGAGTCCTTATATAAAGCAGGACGCAGACCTCATCCCACTGCATTTCTGGAACAAACAAACACGGAGAAAAGGCAAAGTACAAGAAAGAGGCAAGAGTCCCCTCCAGGGTGACTGGCCCAATACCCCTAAGAATTTGAAGCGCACTATTGAATTAGCTAAGAAAGGCCATAACGTCGGCTATCGTTTAAGTGAAACAGACTTGATTATTGACGTAGACCCGCGCAACTTTAAACACGGTGAAGATAGTCTAGCCAAGCTACTTGAATTCCTGGGCATAGAAGACCTAGCGGATACATGCCCAACGGTGCTCACCGGCAGTGGTGGCTACCACTACTATATGACCAAACCCGCCGACTGGTTTATTAAAGAAGTGCATGAAGAATGGCCCGGCATTGAGTTTAAAGTAAAAGGGCGGCAAGTAGTTGCAGCCGGTAGCAAACACCCCAACGGCACCCCGTATATATGGGATGACTTTGCACCCGAGTTTAACAACCAACCCCCGGCCCCCGGTAGGCTATTAAGGCTGCTACAACGCCCCGCCACTGCAAACCAAAGCGCTGCCGGTACGGTTAGCCCGGTACAACTGGAAAGCCTGTTAGAGCAGCTACCTATAGAGGATTTTAATACTAACGACAAATGGTTCCCCCTACTATGCGCCGCGCACCACGGCACTTGTGGCACTGGCGTTGAAGAGTTTGTTGAGTGGTCTTGCGGTGACCTGGAATTTGATCAAGACGACCAACTTATAAGAGCCAGATGGGATAGCCTAGGCGGCAAGGGGGTTAATTACACTGTTAATACATTGTATAAAACTGTTTTGTCTTACGGTGGTGACACTAGCACGGTAAGCGCTCAAAGCGATTTTGATACTGTAGAAAACGATGATGAAGACGATGACGGTAGTGATGACAGTAGTGACAGTAGTGACAGTAGTGACGACGTTGACATTGACGACATTATGTCAGAGCAGGAAGCCAAGGAGAGTTTTAAATCTGGCGTGGCTACTGCAATCGCAAACAAGCTGGCCCCTAATAGTACAGAAGAAGATATTGTGGTAGCTCTACGCGCCATGTTGCAGGCTGGTACTATTGAGCAAGCAAGAGTTATGAAAATAATAATGAAAACTCTAAGCATGACCAAAGCCGACATCAACAATATATTGCAACAAATAAAAGAACAGATAGCTGAAGACTTTGGTCGCATATTGGCGGAGAAGACTCTGCAAAGTAGATTCCATAAAGGCAAGGGATTGGTCTTTAATAATAACGGTCAGTTCTGGGCATACAATGGCAAGTTTTGGAAGCCTATTACCAAGGAATATGTCGGTAAGAAAGTGACCGAGGTGCTTGATGCAATCCGTAATAAGATGGACGTAAAGGTTAAAGAGGCCGCAATAGTAAGCGAGGCAGTATCAACCCTCACGCGTATAACAGCAGTAGCACACGACGCACTAAGGTTGCACGGTAAACCGTACCCGGTTATCAACTGTACTAACGGGGAGCTATGGATAGGGGATGACGGAACAGCAACGCTTAAACCCCATAGGCCTAAGAGCTATTTGTTGCAAGTGTTAGACGTGGACTATAGTCCAGGCGCGGAGTGCCCTATATTCAACGCGGCTATACGTCGCACCTTTGCAAACTTTAAAGACAGCGAGGACATTGTAAGGCACTTTGAAGAGTTTATGGGGTACATACTCCACCCGGACAAACGCCCTGCTCACTGGTGGTTGTTAAAGGGGCCAGGAGGTGATGGCAAAACAACACTGTTAAAGGTTATCAGCTCTCTACTAGGTGACGCAGTGTTACCCGAAACTATTGAGCGATTTAAAGGGGGCCAAGGTGGGGACAACCATGCGATAGCAGAGTTGGTAGGCAAACTGTTAGTTTATGATGATGACCTTAGCCGTAACACAATACTACCAGACGGTACTCTTAAGAAGCTCAGCGAAGACGGTCAGATAACGGCAAACCCCAAGGGGGTTAGCGGCTTCAAATTCACTAAGGTATGCACCGTGGCCATGTTGAGTAACGGGTTCCCTAGCACTAAGGATATAACGCGGGGGTTTCGTCGCCGAGCAATGGTCATCCCATTTAATAGGGGGTTCCATGAGCATGGTGCGATAACTGATTTGGCTGAGCAGATATCTAAGAAGGAATTGGCCGGAGTCCTCAACCTTGCTATTAATGGACTGCAACGGTTGCGGTTGCGTACTAAGTTTGAGGAGCCTAGGTCTTGCAAGATAGCTAAGGAAGCATGGTTGAATGAGTCCAACCCCGTTGCATTGTTTATAAGTGAAAAGGTTGTTCTTACTGAAAACTATTCTGACACGGTTGAGCTTGCCGACGCCTACGCTTATTTTACAGAATGGGCGGCGAGTTATAACTTTAAGAGGATGGGCACAAAACAACAATTTAGATCCGCCATGGAAGATATGGATATTGTCTATACCACGGCGAGGGCTAACCGGAAGGTTTTTCGGTACATAAAAATTGAGCATAATAACTTCGATGATTTTGATGATCTTTAAAAGTTTTAGTAACCATTTAACCAATTGGATATTTTGGCCGGTGGGCGCTTGATTTTAGTAACCATTTAACCAGTGCGGTATTTTGGTGTATTGGCAAAAAAGTTAGCAATGTTAGCTCTTATGGGGTTAGTGGTTAAAATGGTTACTAAACATAAGGGGGGGGGTAATGTGCATAAAAACTTGTAAATATATTATGTTAAATAGAAAAAATGTAAAATATTACAGTGGTATAGGGGGTGATGTTTTTGGTAACCGTTTTAAACACTAACCCCCTAGCTTGTTTTTTAAATACGGCATTGGTATAGTATTAACATTACTAACCTTGATGCAAAAAAGGGAATTGACATGAAAGAAATAGATCTTGGCAAGTTAAATGCAATAGAGAGGTTGACCTTTAATCGTTTAGCCAATAGCGTTGATAGAGAAAACATTCATAATAGAGAAGACGAACTAGACGGAACATTTGCACTTAGGAAACTAATATCTGCCTACAATAAAAACAAAGCTAAAGAGTTACCTGATTATATAGTTGAATACATAGAAAATAATTTGGTAAGAACTAAGTCAATGAGCGACCGTATAAAAACTAAAGATCTTTATGAACATTATTTAAGCAGTGCTGAAAAAGAAGGGTACCCAGATGTTTCCAAACAAATGTTATCAAAAGCGTTACTTTTAAACCGGATAACTAAAGTCAATATTGGTAATAACCTCAAAGCTTATAGCCGGGTACGCTTTAAAACCAACGAAGACCTGGAATGGGAAATATAATCAATTAAGATTAAGCATTTGCATTATGCAGAATAAGGTAATAAACTTGCCTTGCAATACAGTAAACAACAAAAGGAGTAAGAAGCATGAAGTATCTAATATTAAGCATCACACTGTTAATGTCCGCCAGCGTAGCAGCGGAAGACGTTAATAACATAACGTGTAAAGAGATTGAGAATCTGGCCAGACATGCCATGTTAGCGCGTCAATCTGGTATGCCAATGCACAAGCTCATAGAAGCTTCTAAGGATTCGGAGTACATGATCAGCGTTGTCGTTGATGCCTACGAAGAAAAACGTTATAGCTTTGGTGGTACAATAGGTACAGTAGGCCAGCAAACGGTAGACGAGTTTGCACACAAGTATTACTTGCCATGTTATAAATCTAGACATCTTGCAGGGGGTGAGTGATGGCAACAATACTAACCAAAGAACAGGCCGAAGCCTATTACAAGATGAAGACTGAAAAACAGACTGCATTGAAAAAGCGCAAGCAAGATATTCGGCGAGCCATTGAAGAAAAACAAGAACGTGAAAAGGAAGTACAATGACCACACTAGGTATGGCTATAGGCGCAGCACTGATAATCGTGTTCATTTGTGCTGCTGCAATCATTAAAAGGATAAGAGAAGATAGGAGATTTTATGCGAGCCTTCGAAGACAGAACAAAAACAAGGGAACAGAAAGTGACAGACTCACACGTCTATAATTGCGGAGAGCCTTTTAAGTCTAGCGATATACAACGGGTTATAAGAGAGCCGATGGACGCTGTAGATATACTCTTAGATGAAATGCTGAACAACATGCTCCTTAAGAAGCTGCCACCAACAGGCAAGCAACAGGAGTCCCCGTTGTACGTGCGTTATAGTGAAGCTTATCATCTGGCGATATGCTTACCCTGGAGGGACAAATCATGACCAATCCAGTCACACAACATTTTATCAACAGTGCTATAGAATATGTCACTCTAGTAGGAATTGTGTTTTGCATATTGCTGGCTCTTTCTACAGCGGTACAGCTCGGACAGTATTTACGACGATGGCACAAGTACAAGCCACGGCCACCAATGGCCACCAAACGCTGAACTGAGTGATTGTAATTTAAACGCTGAAACAAACTAGACTAGCCCCGCCACTGCTAACCCGGTAGCGGGGTTTTGTTCTATTAAGGTTTACAAATCACAAGAATTAAACCATATTGGGCGAAACATTACCGAGCTGCCGCAAAAAGGATATGGATCATAACCCGCTAACAGTAGAAGATCTACGCGACCTGATAAACAAAGGGGAAGCTAAAGACCCTCTTATTTTCCTGGAAGCTGTCATGAATGGGATTGATCCACGAATGACTTCTAAGCTGTACAATCTGGTGATGGATATAAATGACTTCTCAGGTAGCAACCCGGACGATAGTGATTGGGCTGAGATTATAGACTTAGTCATATCTGACTTCAAGTTCCGGCCAGTTAACATCGGGGAATCCATAACCGCTGCGAAGAGTATGTCTGAGTACCTATACCCCAAACGTAAACAGGTAGACATGCGGGGTGGCGGGGGTGGCTTTGACGACATACATAACAATCCATTGACAGAAGAAGAAATAGATCTGTTTAAGGAGCGCTTTAATGATGAGTTCTGAAGACTTAGTCCCTTATGAGTTTACTGAGCGCTGGTCAACAAACGAAAAACGTATGCTTAAATATATGTTAGCCAATGACGGTATGCAGTTTATGCGGTACTTCTTTATGTTGCGTGAAGGCAGCAAGATGATACGCAACTGGCACCACTATGTTATTGAGCATGTCCTGCAAGGAGTATATGATGGCCTGATCGATAGACTTATAGTTAACCTTGCGCCGGGTTATACCAAAACAGAGCAAGTGGTTCTCAACTTTATAAGCCGGGGTATTGCACTTAATCCCAGATCTAAATATATTCACACGTCCTACTCTGGTGACCTAGCACAAGAAAACTCATCCAAGATAAAGCAAACAGTAGAGTCTCAAGAATTCCAAGAGCTATGGCCTATGCGTACACGTATGGACACGAAGGGTAAGAAGCGCTGGTTCACAGAGCTAGGCGGCGGGATGATGGCTGCGCCCAGCGGCGGCCAGATAACCGGCTTCCGAGCGGGTAGAATGGAGAGCGGTTTTACCGGAGCATTCATAAACGACGACCCAGTTAAGCCCGGCGACGCTTATAGCAATGTAAAGCGCAACGGTATTAACAACAGGTTTAACAACACAATGCGCAGCCGCTTGGCAGTTGAAACCGTACCAATGATCAACATTATGCAGCGCATACACGAGGACGACTTATCTGGCTTCCTGCTTAAAGGCGGCTCGGGTGATGTTTGGCATCATTTAACAATACCTACATTGTTATCAGAAGAGATTTTAAATCAGCCTTACCCGCAAGAGTACACCCACGGCATAAGGATTGATATTAACGGAGTGCTCAAAGCGCTGCACAACGGGCAACCTTATGCTTTTTAGCGTAGAGGGTATACAGGGGCTAGTGCCGGAGCTACTATTGCCTGACAGTCCGCTATGGCCCTTCAAACATACGCTTGCCCAGCTACGCACCCTGGAAACTGGTGACCCGTATACATTTGCCAGCCAGATGCAGCAAAATCCGTCCCCTTCTAGCGGCGGCATGTTCAAAGATAGGTACTGGAAATACTACGAAGCCGTACCAATGGGCATGGACGCCATACGCATCTATGGAGATACCGCACAGAAAACAAAGGAGCACAACGACTACAGCGTTTTCCAGGTTTGGGGTAGGGTGCCTATGCAGGGCATATATCTATTAGATCAAGTGCGAGGCAAGTGGGAAGCCCCCGAACTAGAGTCCAAGCTGGTTGAGCTATGGAACAAGTGGAAGCCCAGCTTGCATAAACCTTTTGGCGCTAACGTGGTTAAGGTAGAAGACAAGAGTTCTGGCTCTTCACTCATACAGTCTATCAAAAAGAATTACATGATACCAATAGAACCTATCCAGCGTAATACAGACAAGGTGTTCAGGGCTATGGGTGTAGTGAAGTATTTTGCCAACGGCTATATACGTCTACCGGCAGACGTAGAATGGCTGCACGATTATAAAGAAGAGTTCCGTAAGTTCAGCCCATTAATGACACACAAACACGATGATCAAATAGACCCTACAATGGATGCGGTTGAAGACCTGATTGTATTCGAGGAAATGCTGTACAGCAGTAACACCATAGGAGGTAAATCATGAGTTCATTAAAAATAAATAATATCTAGGGTTTATATTTCTTAAAAATTGGAATACACTATGTGGAGCAGTGTTCTGCTCTTTAATTAAAGCAAAGGAGAAATACCATGTCAGGTAGATACTATGAAGTAAGCGTAACCGCTGGTGGCGACGGCACCAAGCTTTACCAAGTCGCA